TTTTTAGCCCATTCTACCTTTTTACCATCTTTAACTGCATTAACTTTTAAATTACCTGAATTAGAGATATTACCAAATGTTACTATTAANGTTGAATCAAAGAACATTGTATTACCACCNTTATTTTTCATAGTTGGNGGTTGCATAGGACCTATTGGTTTTTCAACCCAAATCTTATTAATAGCAACTAATGTATTAGTATAAGGACTAGATTCTTTTCTTGATAATAATATTTCTTGGTTTATAAAATTACCAAATTGAGTAGACATTGCTCCAGCATTCCATTCATTATTATTTTTAGCTTTTTCAACTGACATTTGACATGGAACAGATCCAATAGAATCCCATAAGAATACCATATCCATAGGTAAATTACCTTTTTTCTGTTCATTCATTAAATCAGCCATAAAACCTGCTACAGCTTCTACTGTTGGTAATTGCCCTCTATCAGCAAAAATAAAATTACCATCAACTCCTATTGTATTACCATCTTCATCTTTTTCAAGATCTACTTCTAGACCCATCATCATAGCATGTTCCCAAGACCATTTCATCTCNGTNACNATAAAAACAGGTAATATTCCCATTTTTTGAGCATTAACAGCTACTTCTAATAAAGCGGTAGTTTTACCAGTATCAGAGTGTCCACGTAATAAAGTAATATGACCTGCGGGAACACCAGGTAATGATACCATTTCTTGCCACGCCGGGGATAAAGGTATCCATGATTGTTCTTTAAAGGTATTATTAGATGATCCTAAACCTTTTGCTGCTTTAAACTTATCAAGGGAGAACGTTCCCTTAACAGACTTGGAGATATCGCCCCCAAGGCTTACTTTTTTTCTTGCCATTTAGTTAATCTTTAAATAAATCGTCAAAATCACTATCACTTACTGTTTCTTTAGTTTTAACATTAAGTGTATAGCCTGCATCTTTATTCTTATTTCCAAGATCATTACTTGATCCTTCTGAAATGTTATCCCCCTCAGTAGATTCTTCTGGGTTAAGCCATTCTTGTAACGCTGATTTCATTTCATCATAAGTAAATTTCTTATAATATTTTAACAATTCAGGTTGTTCAGCTAACCATTTTTCAACTAAGGCATTATCTTCAGATAATGAAGTTTGTTTTGGTTTTACTCTAATTGAAGTTTGAGGGTAAGGATTACCTTGAACTACTTCTACGGTCATATCTAAGCCGGAAACTACATCAGTAAAATCACCATAATCTTCATCTGCAGCATAACTTAATAGTTCTTGATAAATTTGTTTTCCAAATTCCCAAAATCTAACACCTTTATTTTCTTCTCCTCTAACTATTACAGGAGCAAATACCCTCATTTTTGGTTCTAATTTCTTAGCTAACCTCCAATTATCAGGTTCTGATGTTTTTCTTAGTTCTTTAGAAAATTCTACAATAGGATCTTTCTCACCATAATTAATAGGAGAAAGCATTGTTCTACTTCCAATCCCATAATGAAAATATATTTCACTAAAAGGATTATCTTTATTCTCTTTAAAAGGTACAAATCTTAGTTGAGATTTGCCCATAGGAGCTTTCCAAAAATATTGACTTCTATCAAATTTTTGTTGATTGTTGTTTTGACCTTGTGGGGTCTGTAATTGTTCTAACTTGCTTGATATTAAACTTAAATCCATGTTTTATAACTTTTTTTATTGTGTAACTTAATTAATGTAATAACTCTCTCTTAGGTAACCAAACTAGAAATTAATTATTTCATGTACTTTGGTATCTAATTTTTTTAATTCGCCACTGGTTGTAAGTAGAATACAGTTGCGATATTCTTGCCAATTTACTCTAAAATTCTTATCTAATTTACCTTCGTTTAATACACGAATTAAATCATTAAGTGCATTTATTGTATATAGAGTGTTTGATTCTTTTTTTCTATGTAAAAGAATAGTATTTTCTAATATAGTATCTGCCATATTAAAAGAATCTACATTGTAGGTACATACATACTCATTTGTAGATTCTATATATAAAACAAATATCTTATTAAACAAGATTTGATATTGTTCTTTTATAGTATCTATAGTGGAATCCAGCTTTTCTTCAGCTGTAAATGTACAAAATAATTTGTTTGCCAAATCGTCAAAATTTATATCGTAATCCATAATAAATATTATATTTTTATTAAAACTTAGTATTAAAACTAACTACTATTCTTTTACTTCCTCTATTTTCTTCTGTATAATGTTCTAACCACCCAGGAAAAAGGTATAAATGGTTTTCTTTAATAGACATTACAACATCATCTTGAAAATGGTTATTATTAATATGTTTAGATGATTCAAATGTTCTACTAACATATAGGGGAGATTTAAAACATAAGTTACATGTATTTTTTTCTAACAAAGGATAAAAAGCTCCACTTATTACACTAGCACCATGATGGTGAGCATTAACTTTTCCTTGATTATCTAATACATTAAACCAACTTCTAAAAATAGAACTAAACGTAATATTTAAATCTCTAGAATAGTAATCTATACTTTTTTGTATATCATTTTTTAAATCTATTAAATCAGGGAGAAGTAATATATTAATTTTATTGTAACTACTGTAACCCTTTTTAATTAAAGTATGATTATTATTTTCAGTGTTATCTGAAGAAAAATGATCTATTAATTTTAAAAGATCCGGTAAATTAGGATGATTTGTAAAATCAAATTCCATTACGGGAGTAGGAAATAAATCAAATTTTTTCATTTATATTTCTTTTAAGGAATTATAATTAGGGCCATATGCAACTTTAATAACATATCCATTAATTTCTAATAACTTTTTAATTTCTTTTAAAATTTCTTTTCCATCATTAACTGAATAGTCAATTAAGAATGAATCATATGTGTATAATATAACTTTACTTTGTTTATCCTCCAAGTATTTTATGACTTGTTTTACAGAAATTACATTATTATGTGTTTCTGCTGATTGAATAACATAGTTTAATATTTTATTGGGTGTAGGGTTTTGTATTTGATCTTTATCTAATATTTTTCCACCTACTAATTCTAATTTTCCTGTAGCATTAAATAAAGCCCATAGTTTATCTATGTATTCATTCATTGCCTTAAAAAAAGGTATTTCTCTATATTCTTTAAATACACCCCCATATAATTGTTTAAAAGTAAGTTCTTTGGAGCGAGTATATTCTTCAGGAGTTAAAGTATCTTTGCTAAAATACATGCTTCCTAATTGAGTATGTACAGAACCCTTGTCTAATGGAAAATTGATTAATTTAGCCATGATTCTTACGTGATAAGCATCATAATCAAATTCAAAAAACATATCATTTTTAGGAATAAATGCGGTTCTTGAACCATCATTTTTATTTAAAGCAGCAAAATTAACACCATTAAATGAGTTAGTTGGACGCGTGGTAAGATTATATAGGTTATACTTAGTATACACTGTTTCTCCATGAATAAACCATTCTTTTTCATGGTATTTAAAGTGCTTATTAAAATAATCTGGGTGGGTTCTTAATCCTTGTTCCTCTATTGATTTAAATACTCTAGGGAAAGTATCATTATAAAATTCATTTACTTCTGTTGGGATTCTTTCTTTAATCTCTTCAAATATTTTTTCTTCTTCTTCATAAATTTTTGAGATTGGTACCAAGGAAGTACAGAATGGTAAATGTCCATACCTATCATAAGTACGGGACCGAATAGGAGTATAATCCAAGTTGTTATTGTCATAAGATATATCAATTAATTTAGGTGAATCAAAGTGGTATAAACATTCTTTTTTATTTATAGTATATATTTTATCATATTTAGATTCTATCCACTCTTTTATTTTATTAAAATTTAATTTAAAAGCTTCTGAATGGTTAATAGGAAAGATATATCCTTTGCTTTCAAATGTTTTAAAATAAATAAGACAAGGTGAAGTTAAAGTAGAATGATATCCATCATTCATTGAAATAACTCGTATATAACAATCTGTACCGGAACAGTATAATCTATTTAGTTGTTCCTCTGTTTCAACAATATAATACATAACCTTTTATTCACAATTTAGTAACCTCCTCCTGTTGTTGGAGATGTAAATGTACTAATTTGGGATGGGGGATCCACAGATTCTTGTGGTTGTTGTTGTTGTTGTTGTTGTTGTTGTATGGGTTGTGTTGATATTGCACCTAGATTTCCTAAAGCTTTATTTATTAATGTATTAACTTGTCCCTGAACAATCACATCTCCTGCTAGGAGAATTTTTCCCTGTGATTGTTCATGTATAGCCCCATCCATAATAGTACCATCAGCCATTAAATGGTAATAACCACTAAAACCATTATTATCAGCTTTATATGTAAAATCACCCCCTCCTGAGTATAGGTTAGAGACTAATTCTAATTTAGGTCTAACTGCAAATTGAATTAAGTTAGATAAATATTGTTTTATACCTTTAAATTCTTTATTTGTATAGTCAACTAATCTTTGATTTGTATCAGCAATACCAGCTATTATAATACCACTTCTATCTCTAGTATCTGTTAAAGGACCAGATATTTTCCAATATATTTTAGTTACATCCCACATAGCATAGTTATATTCTCCTCCTTGAATATCTAAATCATTATATGTGTTTAAATCTATCTCTAAAATACGAGTTGGAATTTCATTACGTTTTCTTGTAAAATATCTTTGAATACTACCTCTTTGATAATCATTCCCTGTGGGTTGGGGGATAAAGGCAATAGGGTCTTTTCCATACTTATATAATTCTTGATTTGAAGGATTTAATTGTTGGTATCTTAAATTTTCATTTGAAGTAATAACTTTAGTAGTTTGAGAAATATTTTTAGAATCTACTAATAATTTTCTGGAATTAGGATCATTTGGAGATTTTCCACTAAAAACAGCTCCATCAAATAATTCGTGATAAGACCCAGTATAAGTATTCCCCGTAGCTGGATCAACAAACTGGTTTCCAGCTGTATACAGGTTATTATTAGTCATTTTTTTTGGAATATATCCCATTTTACAAGTAATTTTTTAAATATTCTATTTCTCTTGCTCTTCTTTTGGGCACTTGTCCTTCTCCTTTACCTATTCTAACATATAAAGCATCTATTAATTCTTG